ACACCCTTTACAAATTAGCCTTTTCTCTTTTGGCTTTTCGGGAGCAACCTCGCGGATTGCTGTCTTCTTTTCATCTACAAGATTCATTTTAGTTAACTCTTCCACTGGGGGAGGAGGACCTTGCATCTTATAGTTGACGAATGGCAGTGTTGCCGTACTGGTTGTAACCGTTGCCAGAAGAGGCAGGGCTACTGTAAAGATAGATTGCATTAAAATTGATTGAACTCTACATCCGTATAGAAGAGGGGTACACCCACCTCTCGGTGGGCATCTTCCACGGCTCTAATTTCACATCACAGACTCATAATAAAATCCCTGATGTGGGATTTTCCATATTAAGTTTTTATTTAGGATTTGTCAAGCTATGGGGTCCTAAAATAAGTTACCATAAATACTTGCAGTGTCTATCACAATAAGAAAAATGAAAAGATTAACTTTTATCTTTTCGTTATTCTTAATTACTCCTGTAAGTGCATCTGAAATCACATCAAAAATTACTGATTCCGTTCAATTATCAGTTCAGGGTGCAGCGGTCCAATCAACAAGAATTGGAGCATCTTACTCAGCTTCGGGTACAAATATTCAAGCAACTTCATTTGGTGGTGTAGGTGGTGCTGGAACTTATGATATCAATACAGCAGGTCAGGCATTTAGTTTCTCGGAAACTATCAATGCTGCTGATACTCCTGTCACCACTCAATCGGTTAGTGCTGGAGCAATTGCTGCTCCCAACCTTTATGGCAACTCTACTACTCAGTTAGCAGGGGATAAAGGTACACTTGCTGGTACACTCTCACCTACTGGCGTTCCTACCGTAACTGCTGGTGGTCCTGGTACTAGTGCAACAGCACAACGTAGCATTGAACTGAGCGTATTCAAATGAGACATTTAACTCCCGCTTTGCTTTTAGCAGCGGGAGTCATTTGCACTCCCGCTATGGCTAATACTGTTGTGCCTAATTTTACCAGAGGTACGATTACGGCGACAACAGAATCTACTACAAAAATAATAGAAACAATTCGCCAAGTTGAATATACAACTGGCACATCATACACTGTGACTGGAACTAATATTAATATTCCTGGTACTCCTCAACAAGGAGCAAACTATAGCATTATGACGCAAGGCGCTCCATTCCAGTTCAGTGAAACATATCTCGGTCCTGGAATGGCTAAAGAAACATGGATAGATCGCACTACAGAAACAGAATCAACCACTACATCAATATCTGTCTTTACGCAATAATTTCAACAGGAACTGCATTCGCTCAAAGCACTCCTGCACCTAGTAATACTAATATTGCTGGACCAAGTGCAAGTGCTACAGGAAATGTAACCAATCAAGCAGTTCAGGTGCTTCAAGGACCTTATGCACTTAATACTTATGGTGGTGGAGTAAGTTGTCAAGGAGCAACATTTTCATTTTCTCCATTTGCTATGAGTAGCAATAATGCTAGTGATGACCCAGAATCCTTTGCGTCACGCAATGGAAACTGGGGACTTTCTGCTGGATTTAATATTCCACTAGATAGTCATCTGATGAACTTATGTAAGAAAAGAGCAGAAACAGAAATTGCTAGGCAACAGGCAGAAACTGATAAAGCAAGATTAGATTTTGAATTAGTTAGATTAATTAAATGCGGAGAAGCATTTAAGAATGGAGTAATGTTCCATCACGAAAGTCCTTACTACAAAGTTTGTGCAGATGTTGTTGTGAAATATCCAAAAGTTGAGGATGTGGTAAATGGAACCAATAGAACTAATTAATAATTCAAATTTAAGACCTATAATCGGAAACAATCCGATTAGTGTTCCAAATTCAAACATCAATCGAATATCTGGTCCGTCTGTAATTTCAACGATAGATAGACCAAATGTTCGTGGTGTTGAGCAACCTATTGTTCGTGGATTAGAAGTTCCAATTGTTGATGTTCCAAATACAACAATTAAATATCCAGTTATTAATGTTCCAACTCAAGCAGAGTTTGATGCTGCAGTAAATGCAGAGCGTCAAAAACAAACACAAGAATCGCCACAAGATAAACCAAGAGGATTACCAGATTCTACTCCTCCCCCTCAACTGCCCCAAGTCGTTCAAACCCCCCCTACTCAAACTCATGTATCTACTCCAGTCGTAGAAGTCCCGACAGATAAACCTAAACCTACTTTTACTGCTTATGGAGTCGATATTAATTTACCTGATCCTTCTCTTGTTGCTACGGCTGGTGCTGTCGCAGTAGTTACAACTGCTGCTACGATAGCATCAACAACCGTTCTTAATGCATTAAAAAATGCTGCGGAACCAATGATTAAAGAAGCAACAAAGAATAAGTTTAAAATTAAAATCAAACAAGTCAAACCTGTTCTTCATTACGTAATGGCGGAAGGAGGGCATATTGATATCTTTGAATACTCTGCAGAAGGAACTCGTCTTGTAGAACAAGTGACTAATATAGAGCAATACATTCGTGACCAAGTTGAAATCAATGCTCTTTATGAGATTGATAACAAGATTATTATTGATGATGTGATAAAAGACAAATTCACAAAAGAAGGCAAAGAAAGATTTAAATCCCTCTTTGCCCCTGCTAAGAAAATTGCTAAGAAACTATCTGCTCGTTTATCTTTCTAATCCCATTCAAATCTAGAAATAACCCAAGTAACTGCAATCACAGGAAGTTGAAATACAAGATTATAAAGTATATCGAGGAAGATATTATCTTTCTCGACTTTTTTTTGTTTAATTTCTTGCTCTGATTCAATCTTTGATAGTGCCTGGGTCATTTAATAGGACCGTAATTAAATCTTTACTATTTAATAACTTTGTATCATACTGTAACGATTTTTTACGACCTCTTCGTGCGGGTCTCCTAACAAAACGAATCACTTCTGGTGGTTGTCTCTTAGGAATAGGTCTTCTATTCTCAAGCATTATACCATCATTAGTAAGTAATCTTAAGACTATTAAAAAATCTAAGATAAAGAGTTTCATTTCTTTTTTAGTTTGAATGCAACATCACCAAGAAAAGAACCCACAGCAAGTATGAGAACTTTAGTATAAGCATCTCTACTTGTATGCTCCAATTCAATCTGACCACCTTCTCTAATACCAACAGAATCAATAGCAGAAATCATAAGAGCACTCCAGATAATCAGGAATAGTCTAACAATATTAAAGTAAATCACTTTTTCCTTTTTGCTAACAAGGCATCAAAATCCTTTTTCTTTGTGCCACCATCATATTCCCAAGCATATCCTTCTACAATCATTTGATTATTGATAGATACTTCTTCTCCATTGATATATAAATGTCCAATAATACGACCATACTTCTCTGTACTATCTGGAAGTTCTGTCTTGATGATAATATCTTTAGCAAACTCTAGTCTGTGCTTGAGCCAATCTTTAACTTCGAGACCAAGTGCTTTCTCTTTCGCATCAGTTGTTCTACTCTCTGGGGTATCGATACCAGCAAGACGAATTCGCTTAGTAAGGGAGATATCAAAACCAAGGTCAATATCAGCGTCAATAGTATCACCATCTACAACCTTATGAACTGACTTAATTCTATAAATGTATGGGTCTTTATCGGACATTAGAATGGTAATTTAAACTTCTCAGTATTTAGTTTAGGAATAGGTAATTTTTCAAATGCTTTATTAACTTGATTTTCTACAACCTTACCAACAAACTCTTCTGGATTGTTCAAAATTGCTTCTGCTTTCTTATAAGTTACATACGCACCATAACATAATGCTCCACTAATGAGAAGACTTGTTGTGGATAGAATCAGTGCTAGATTTTTCATCTTTCATTTCCTCGTGTGCTAATTTTAATATGTAATAAATTAAGTATGCAGTAAAGATAAGACCAGAACTTAATATAATAACTACTCCGCAAGGAAATTCATTCATCCCAACCACCCTCTTGCTTATGAATCCATACCTTCAATTCTTTCACATATTTCCTTAATATTTGTGCCTGCTCTTCATGCCAAGAATCACCCGTCTCCAAATGAAGACGGATGTGATTGTCAATTGCTTTAAGAATTTGATGTATTGGAGGATTCCAACACTCTCTCTTTGGAGTATTCCACTCTCGCGGCATAATACCTCATGATTTACTTTTTCTTACCACCATTCTTTGCTTTTTTTGCAGTCGAATTACCTTGATTCTGCTTAGAGTTCTTTTGTCCCCCAACAGAACCTTTCTTACCCTTATTTGCGGACTTTGCCATTATGATACTCCTGTGCGAGGTTGTACTTGACCTTCCAAAACTTCTACTCTTTCTTCAAGAGATGGTTCTACCGAATCAACTTCAGAAGCGGGTGGTTCTGGAGGAGCTTCTACAAACTCCTCTCTTTTTGGTTCTTCTTTCTTTTCATCTTCCTCATCACCACCCTTTTTCATTGTATTGATACCAAAAGTGGCAGCAGATGCAGTGAAAACTGTTGCAATAAATGTAGGATCCATCTTAGATAGAGTGCCTGCATAACTTGCAGTAAGAAGAGCAGCAGACCAACCCAAAATACATATACGAATTAGTTGTCCCATAGCATTTTCGTTTTTCTTATTAGCCATCAGTTTGTGTGATGAGGTCTGTCTTATTTATAAATTAGAACTTAAATTTAAGTTTTGCAGATACTGCAGTGTTAGAAACACCATCATTGATTTGATGAATTCCTTCAATAACTACCATCTCTTTATAATCAACAGAAGCAGAAACTTCGACCAATCCACTGGTTTGATAAGAACCACCAACATTTATGCCGAATAAATTCTTCTTCTTACCACCAAAACGATGCGAAATATTTAGACCAACCTCACCAGAATGTGAAGTTTTATTTACAGCATCAACAGTTCTTCTAGATTGAATGGAACCACTTTCAGTAAATCCATCTCTCTGATAATTACCAACAGTGTATCCAACAAATGGAGTTACATTCTTATTGAGATGCCAGAACAATCTATTATTAACAAACCACTCTGTTCCTTGTGCTGAACTTTCATTATTGAAGATACCTTGAACGGTTCTGGATACATTATATTTGTTCTGGGAATATCCAGCATTCGTTAAGAGTGAGAATGTATTTCCACGGAACATATTGAATATACCATAATGACTCTTAACAAGATTAGAAGTGCTATCAACACCACTCAAATCAATATTCACATTATTATACTGTCCACCAATAGTCCAAGTTGGTTTGATATCAATCTCTAATCCACCACCAATAATCAATGATTTACCAGAGTATCCATAATCACCAGAAGACCAAGCATAGTAGTTGTTACTGAATACTCTTACTTTGTCGGTGGTTGGTTTAGATGGTTCGTGAATGAATAGATTTTGTAATCCACCACCAATCTTATCTAAAACTTCGTGCTGATCTACACGACCAGAAAGAACATCCTGAGTATTTTGAGTATCAACTGAAAGAAGTAAAGAATAAACTACACTATTATCACTATAAGTATCTTGCTTCAATAAAGGAGTTTGGGATGTAGTTGCAAAATCTCTTCTAATCTTTTGAACTCCGTTTCCTTCTGTTGCTGTATGAGTTACTTCGGTAGTAACAACAACTGGAAGTCCTGGTGCAGGAACAGTCACAGAGTTTAATAATGTTGGTGGTTGTGGTTCTGGTGTGGGTTCAGGAGTTGGTTCTGGTTCAGGAGTTGGATCTGGAGTTGGTTCTGGTGTAGGTTCGGGAGTTGGAGTAGGATCTGGAGTTGGTTCTGGTGTAGGTTCGGGAGTTGGTTCGGGAGTTGGTTCTGGTGTAGGTTCAGGAGTTGGAGTAGGATCTGGTTCAGGAGTTGGTGTTGGTGCTACTTCATCAACAGATGGAGCATCTGGATTGTTTGGAGCAACACTAGCAAATGTTTGTCCATTCTTTGTTACAGTTCCTGGTTGACTATCAACTAAAAGAACTGGTGATAATGCTGTGTCTCCAAGATTGAATACTGCAAATCCTAAAAGATAATCACCATCAGCACCTACTTGATAAGTTGAATACTGCCATCCAGTAGAACCATAAGTTCCAGTTGAATAATCACCAGTTCCAGGATTAGTAAATCCAAGCAGTGCGTAGTTTTGAAGTTGATTATTAACGGTTACTGTTGGAGAAGAACCTGTTCCTTGATAAACAAGTGAAGTAATAGAACCATCATTGAAAGGAACATAATCAGTTCCAATGTAGTTCCAAGACATTGTATAAACTGTTCCAGTCTCTAATGTGACTGATTTTGTAATCCAAGCAGCATCAGTAGGATTTGGATTTCCTAATCCAGATTGCTGTTGCTGCTGTTGAAGAAGAGTTTTAATTTCTTGATTTTCTGTTGATGTCAATCCAAGTGATTCTGTTGCTTGGTTAAATGTTGATTGACCATTTGGTTGCAGTGCGGCACCAGCATCTCCGTAAGGAGCAAACTCCCAAGTAGATGGTGTTACTGCAGGTGCATGATATGGATTAGGAGAACCATCTTGTAATGTTGGACTTCCTACCGCACCGTGAGAAGGTGCATTGAAGATGACTGGATTATCGACAACACTAACACCTGTTCCCTGTCCTGTGATTGTGCTGTCTAAGGTTCCCGTTTGAGTTCCAGTGTTCCATCCAGAAGTATCTCCAGAATCAAAATCTGTACCAGAAATTGTATCTGCGAATGCCGTTGGTGCTCCCATTAAAAGAGCAGACGCTACAGCAAGCGCCCTTGAAGCGTAAGACATAAAAAGTCCTCTATGACTCAGTGTGTACTAAACGAAACAAACTAAAAGTTGTTTAAAAGTAAAGTATTCACCAAGTCTCAGAGGACTCGGAGTATGTAGATTCAGACCATTTAAGATCAAGAATCAGTTATGATTGTAACTATTTATTATCCTTTTTTCCAAGATTCACCTTCTGCCTTTCTTCTACGAGCAAGTCCTGCTTCTACATTTGAACCAGGATTTCTGTAGAGATAAAGAGCATCGGGAACTAAGTCCCATTCTTTATTCTTCAGTCTTTTAGTGATGGTATTAAAATCGCCAGAACCATAAAAACCAGCGCCGAGATTATAAGCAAAAGAAAGTAGAGCACCTCTTTTACCATCGGACATTTCATTCCAATGTGGGATTTTACGAAGTGATGGAAGAAACTCCCTCTTACATTGTTCAATCAAAAGTTCATCTGCTTCTGTTTGAGTGAGCGTATCACCCATATGGAATGCAGATCCATCTTTCTTACGGGTTGAACCCCAACCGATTGTGATTGGAAGTCCACCAGACAGAGGATCAGGATACGCCTTTAGATGGCATCCTTCAAATTCTTTAATCAATTTAAGACCCATCATAGGCATATCATCACCACCAACTACAGGAGCGGTAGCAGATGGTGCTGAT